TAGAGCTGGTCGGTGGCGTGGTTCGTGCCGTCGTACAGGGTCGGGCTCCACGAGATCGTGGTGCTGCCGGTACGGTCAGACTTGGCGTCTGCGGTGAACGCTTCGACGATCAGGTCGTCTTTGCGTCGTGCAATCGCGTAAGCCTGCGACTTGACGTATGCCGAGGTCAGAGGAACGATCGAGCGGTAGTCGTCGGTCCAGTCATGCAGCTTGCCGACCGAGAAGTCGCGGCTGCCGACCCAACGTCGGACATGCTCTTGATCGCTAATGACGGTGTCGGCATTGCGGGAAGTAATTTCAACAGATTCGATCGAACCGAGCTGCTCAAACGTACACTCGTTGCCGTTCAGGGATTTGGTCTGAACAGTCTCCGAGAGTTTGGAACCCTTACGCTGGGCCAGCAGCCGAACGTTCGTACCGAACTGATCGACAAAATGGGTAGGTACAGTAGAAGGCATTGGATAAACTCCAAAAACAGTGGGAAAACGGTAAGTTCTGTTCTCGGGCGTTTATCCGTGAGACGGGACGCTCTTGCTCGTGTGTGAGCCAAGCAGCCGCTTTGCGGCGTCAGTCCGGGCCTTGTGGTTGCCGAACACGAACAACATAAAAGGTTTGGGAGGTAAGTGTCAATAAAAAACAACCGCTCCCTCAAAAAAAGGAGCGGTTGCTCTCAAACGCTGCTTATCACCAGTCAACAGCGGAGCGGGGCCATCACACCCGCCAACATTTTAACCTGAACGGGCGATGATGTCCATAAGCTTGTCAATTTCTTTTTGCTTCTGGAGACCGACTGGGGTTTCCTTGATAATGTCGTCCATGAACTCGGCGGTAATCGCCTCGATCTGCTCTCTGGCCTCGCCCGGCGTGTGACCGCCCATGGAGCGAGGCTCGCCGCCTGCACCCCAAATCTTGTCCTGCTGGAACATGCGTCCAACACCAGCAAGAGCCTTCAGGAGGTCCGGCTGGCTGTGCAGCCCACTCTGGGCCAAAGCCTGCGAAATACGGTCCCAGTCGCCGCCCGTCTTGTCAACCATCTTCCTCAGCGTGTCATTTGCCAAAGCGACCCGGTTGTCAAACTCGGGGCCAAAGGCCTCTCGCAACTCTTGGATATTCTGCGAGTTCGCCTCACTGGAAGCCTTCGCCTGCTCAGCCGTCATGCCCAAGACATCGTTGATAATGCCCGAGACTTGTCGGTTGCTGAGGCCGTACTGGTGGCCGATCTCCTTGAATCGGTCGATCGTGGCCTTGTTTTCCTCAATGCCAGCAAGCTCTTCGTTCTCAATCCCCTCAAGGTTGTAGTCCTCAGCCTTTTCGGGCCGACCAAGCTTGCTATAAAGCTTGTCCCAGCCCTCGCTGTCGTCCTTCTCAGGAACGCCAAACTTGGAGCTGTTGGACTTCTCAAGCTCCAGATAGCTCTTTGCCAAGCCATCTACATCCTTGAACTTCGTCAGACCGTTGTTGGTCTGCAATTCCTCGCTCAAGCCACCCATCCACTCCGGGCCGGGGTCCACCAACGGGGTATCCCCGCCGAGGGCTTGAGTATCACCATCAGTCGTCGTCGTCGAATCTTCGCTCATCGGGCTTCCTTTCAAAAGTTATCCGATATCCGGCATAATCGAGAATCTCTCTAGCCACCGATCCCGCTCCATCGCGGAAAGCAGCCATAACAGGGTCCGTGCCGTTCGCCCCTGTAACCGTAACAGGATAGTTGTCAAAAGCGACCATCGCGAGCCACTGGGCACACACCTTGCCCTGCGGCCCCTGAAGGACGGCTTCCCACGCTCTAATTACATCACTTCCATCCTGAACCATTTATCCACGCATTGCGTTGATCGCCTGCGCTCCATCTTTAGCCGCCGACGCCACAGACTGTGCCGCCATCATTTCTTCCTGCTGCTGCTGCTGCTGTTCACGCATCTGACGCAACGAGTTCAGCTCGTCGTCGGTTCGCGTGATCTCTTCAGGCAGCGAGACAGACTTCGCCAAGCGACGAGCAAGGCGGTCTGGGTGGACATTGTCCATGACCGAAGGGTCCGCCTCGGCCACAGCCCCAACAGGGCCAAACCACTCCATGAAGGAGTGAAGTTCCGACGCACGCTGGGCTCGTGCCAGCGGGCTCGTATAGTGAATTTTCAGACCCCGCTCGCGTATGCTTTCAGGAGCTTCTGGGAGCAAGTCAGCTCGCACGGCAAGACTGAAGACTTCGTACACGAGGGGGTCAAGAAGCTCCGAGTAGAGGCGGTTCAACGTCGGAGCAAAGAGCCCACGCATCTCTTGTTGACGTTGGATCACTTCCGTTGCCGTCATGCGGTCCTGCATCGGCATCTGGAACATGTCGTTGTAAAAGCCCGAGCGGATTCTCGACTCAATCTCTTGAATCAATGCGTAAGCCCGGTCTGAACGGGCGCCCGTTGGGATCGGCTCAATCCGCCCCATTGACGAGCTGCGGTAAACGTTCAGGCCGCCCGGCCCAAGTCTCGCTGGTTTCAGGAATCCGCTGTCGGGCATTTGGACTGGCGGGTCCGCCTCTTTCATCGCAGCACTCAACGCAGCCTTACTCAGGGCATTGCAGTACCGGATGTCTTGGAGGAGAACCATCCCCGGCGACCGGCCATACTTCTCGCCGGACCCCTTACGCCACCGGGGAACCATGTAAGGGTTTCGATCAAAGCCCGACTCCGACACAATATGCTTCGAATCGCAGTGAACCACGACCGAATAGTAGGGCTTTTTGGTTGCCAATAGACTTTCAGTATCGTAATCCTGCCGTGGCCTAGTGCAGTGAACGAACTGGTGCTCCTCCCCCAGCATCTTCGAATTGTCGTCAGCCGCGTTTACCCGGTCTTGGAGTTCTTGCGGGAAGGACTCAAGTCCGAAGGCCGCGATCGCCTGACGCAGCGTGTACTTGAACTTCCGGTACACCGTGTTGACGACCCCCATGTAGTCCTCGTCGATGAACGCTCCTGATAATGGCACTGAACGAAAACGGAGGCCATTTTCAGAATCAGCGAAAACGACGCCCGTGCCAAAGCCAGCAAGCGATTCATAGCATTCATCCAAGGTGGCATACAGATTCAAGGACGGGTCGGACATCAAGTCCAGCACCACATCCCTTGCGCGTGACAACCATCGGTCGTCCTCGTTGGTCGTTACATACTGGTGGACCCCGAAGTCAAACCATTTCTGGGACTGGTTCGTGAGAAGGGAGTTGATGCCGCCAACAAGTCGCTCAAGGGCTTCGCCCGGCGTGTTGTTGTAGATACGCTGACGACGCTCCTCGCCCTTGGCATAGGTCCGGGTGAAGTCCCGGTTGGGCAAGACGAACTCAGCGATATCCTGCCAGTGCTGCTCCCAGTTGGAGCGGCTGGATTCAAGCTGAGCGAAGCGTTCAACGTAGCGGCTACCGTTCATTATTGTCCCAAAAGCTTCTTGCCTGTGACCTGACCGCCAGTGCTACCGCCCAGAAGGGAGGCTTCTCGACCCATGCGGTTCGCCGCTGCACGACGCTGCTGGGTACGGGCAGAGGCGATCTCTGCCGCACTGGGGCCGGGAGGTGGTGGCGGTGCGGCTACTTTCGGGCTTGAGAAAAGACCTGACATCAGAACATCTCCAAAGGATTGTAGTTGGACACACTATCGGGCATCTGAGTGGGCTGTGTCAAGGGTTCTGCGAATCTTTTCATCATAACCGCATAGTGCATCGCAGCCATGATGTCGTCGTTCTTCTTGACGATCTGCCCATCCTTGCGGTGGTACATCCTCATTTCTCTAAACAGTCGCTCGCAATGCCGAAAAACCCTGAAGCGGCCTGTTCGCATCCGTTCATTGATTTCCATAACGACCGGCTCAGTATCTTGTCCCCCGCCCTTTTCGTTGTCGTATCGGGCAGAGAATCCCAACATCGAATCCAACCGATGCTGTATCCTAAACTGGTCTGCCAAGTGTATTCCAGAAGACTTCTCGCGTTGCTGTCCGTCGTGCGGCCACGATACCGGGATCGTCTCGCCCCGCTTCTTGATGGCCTCAACATGGTACGCGGGCGTTTCTCCGGTTTGGTCGTAACAGTCGTAGACGTAGATGATGTCATTGTCTCGGTCCCATGCAATCCAGACGGCGGCGAAGGGGTGGTCGAACCCGAAGTCGATCCCGCATATACGCGCAAAGTGGCGGGGTATCGCGAAGTGGTCACACTTGATCTCTTCTTCGTTGATCGGGTACACAAGGCCTGTACCGACCATCGGCACGCCCTGAGTACGGGTCTTCCGCTCGTGAGGAGGAATAGAGTTGTAGAGCTGCTCTTTGCGGTCTTTGTCGAGGTGGGGTGCATCGTCCCATGTTGCAGAGAACACCTTGATGCCGGGGCCACCATCAATAAAGTGCTGGACCGTATCCTTGACGCCCTCCAACGGCGTGAACGTCAGGTACATGATTCCTTGCTTCGCGACAAGGCGAAGCAACGCCTCTGAGAACACATCGGCGGGAGGCTCCTCGTCCATCCACAGGCCGTCCATCTTGACACCCTGCCACTTACGGCGGCCCTGCTCATAGGTCATAAAGCCGACCTTGGACACGCCACCGGACTTGTGCCGGACCAGTAGCGATTCCACCACGTTCGGGATACCGCATTGTCGGTAGTTCGTCTTGAGAATCTTGTCCTTGGGAATCCAGCCGGGCGTGTCGGAGTCCCCGATCAGCTCCTTCTGGACAATATCCCGCGAGGACTGGTTCGTTTCCGAGCCGATCCACCACTCGACGGGCCGGTTGAACGTCTTGCCCTTCCACCAGCTCGGGTATTCCCCGGTCGCATGGATCGCCGTTTCCGCACCACCTGTACGGGTCTTGCCGACTTGGTTCGCCGCCATAAGACACCGCTCAACGGTATCGGCGCCTGCATTATGGAACTCGATTTGCCACGGATAGGGACCGATATTATCCGGTCCAAACGGGCGTTTGGGGTCGAAGGGGGTTGACATTTCCCACAGAAGCTTCTGCTTGCTCGCCATCTCCTTCGCTTTACCGAGGAGATCAGCGAACCGCTGAAGGTCTTCAGGCGGGATGATCGGCATTTCGTCGTTCAAGGGGATGATCCTTGCGTCT